TTTTATCACCATACCATCGCCATCGATAATTCTCATAAATTCAGTCAAGCCTCCAATAAAGGTCATAATATCGCCTGTATGAACATACTCTAACTGACCTATTAAGGTGCTGTCATTGTCTCCAAAAAATATTGAGCTATTTGCGTTATTTTGTGCGTTTATTTGTATTCCACCATTTGTAGAGTAACTACCAACAATTAAATCATCCGTATTAACGTGTGCTGTTTCAGTACCGCCAATATCTACTTGTCCAGAACTCAAAATAGTCATACGAGAAGTATTGTTAGTCCAAAATTTAAGGTAGCCGTTTTCTCTATTTCTTACAACAGCATTGACACCTCCATCAAGCATACCTATAGACATACCATCAGATGCAGTTGCACCTCCGTCTTCTTGAGTTATATGAAGGTAAGCGTTTGAAGTTGCATCTGGTTGATGTAAATGTAAGACAGAAGCACCCGCCGCAAAGTCAGAATTTGTACCTATAGAAACATAATCTTTTTCACCATTTACAAATAAAGTGTTAGCGTTTCCATCTGTTTCAACTCTAAAATCTAAGTTCTTGCTATTATCATTAAATACAGTTTCAGTACCATCCATCAATATTCTTGAAACAGCAGTACCAGCTAATATTACATTTGTTTCTATACGACCATCTTCTGTTCCATCAGACGCATCTACAATCCTAGCTTCTTGATATGCGAAAGTCACTTTTTGGTCAGCATCATTTTCACCTTGAAAATATATTTGACCTAAAACATCACCATCGGCTGGACTACTAGAGTTTCTATATAGCACAAATCCTGGACCTTCATTAGCATCAGCATCAGTTGAAACTAAACTTAAATTTATACCATTATCTGATCGTGTCAGAGTCATTTCAGCAGAGGAAGTTATAGAACCACTAACATCCATAGTTCCATTTACATCTATAGCGGTTGCTGTTAGATCGATTTCATCTGTTGCACCCAAACTAAGTACAGTCGCACTAGAGCCTTGTATAAATTGACTTGCATCATTAAAACAAAGTTTATTTGTTGAATTTAATGTTAATCCTGTCCCATCTGTATGAGTAAGTGTGGTGTCTCCATCTGCGCCAAAAGTTACAACTGCTGAATCAGAACTAAAAGTAAGATCATCTGTTATTGTTAGATCGTCTTCTACTTTCAAATCTACGACATTTAAACTAGCAAAAGCGTCTGTTACGGCTGCTCCACTTCCAGCACCATCTAAATAAACGGCTTTTACATCACCAGCTGGTATGGTTACGTTAGCTCCAGAGCCTTGCGAAATTATTATGTTTTGAGAACCGCTTGTAGCATTTTCTATAAATTGCATCCTTTTCATAGTGTTAGGTGCAATCGTAATAGTACAGGCTGAATCTAATGTGCCTGTATATTTAAGATACATAGCTCTACCAGCGTCAGAAGCTCCATCTGCTACTGTAGTGGTATGAGTATCAGCATTTGTTGTTATTGCTTCTGTGCCAAAACCTAAAGCTTCACCAATTAACTCAAGATTTGTATTCGTAGTAGTGCCCCAAGTTCCTGAAGCATCTCCAGTACCCATCTCATTGAGTCTTAAATTATTTACATATGTACTAGCCATCTATTTTCCTCAAAAAATTATATATTATTATGCAACTTGACTCCAATCAGGAGATTGTGTTGTAGATATTTCTGTATAGTTTGCAGTTTGTGATTCATCTACTAATCCCCAAACATTAACTATTGTCGTTTGTCCATCACCTTCTACTCCAGTCGGTAAAACTACAGCTTTAGATATTGTAGTTACACTACCCAAAGAAGTAGTACCTGAAAAACCTGTTACTGCTAAATTATTATTTGTTATTAAACTTTCATCACCTAACCCACTAGTAGAAACTACAGCAGTTACACCTACTACTGCTACTGCTTGTACTACTACTGTTCCTTGTGCTGAAGTTCCTGCATTACCAGTTACTGCTGTAACAGCACCTGCAACTACAGTTTCTGAACCTAAAGCTGTTGTTCCTACATTTCCTGTAACTGCAACATTAGCAGCACATACAACACTTTCATCACCAAGACCAGATGTTGATGTTACAGCAGATACACCTTGAACTGCTTTACCAATTACTACAGAGTTTCCTACTGCTGTAGTACCAACATTACCTGAAACTGCTACTAATGCTTTTGCAACTACTGTTTCTGAACCTAATGCAGTAGTTCCAACATTACCAGTAACTTCTACAGGTATAGGGTTTCCCCACTCGCCTTGACCCCAAGTGCCTCGACCCCAACCTGTTACATTAGCCATTTACTAAGCTATTCTAATTATTGCGTTTGATGCGTCTGCTGTTGGAAATTGAATTGTAAAGTCGCCATTAGTAGAAGTTTTATCTCCTCCAAATGCTAATACACATACTGCTGGATCGCCTGATGCAGAGTCATTAAATATTAATGCACCATTAGCAGTAATGGTTGCAGAGCTAAATGTTAAATCAGCAAAATCTGTAAATGCTGTTGTGCCTGAAGTTGTAGGATCAACTCTAGTTAAAGCACCACCTTTAGCAGTATAGTTAGTTCCACTAGCTTCATTAGAAGTAGTATATGCAGTTGTACCAGCACCTAAACTAGCACTACTTGTATATAGTGCTAAATTAAATGTACTTCCACCTGAGTTTAAAAAATTGTGTTTTGCTTCCAAAAGTTCTTTTTTGAAAGAAGTGCACATTGCTTGTGATATTGCCATTACAGCCTCCTTATAATATTTGCCATTTCTTTATGACCTTGTTTCTCTAGCATACCTGCTACAGTTGATCTGTCACTCAAAATAGCTTGTTTCATATAAATTAATATAATTTTTTCTATTTGATCTTTAAAAGCATCTGCTTGTGCTTTTACCATAGGGTCAGCATTATCGCTTACTGACACTAATCTTTCTAAAATTCTTTCTGTCCAGTATTCAGGACTCAATCCTTTATTTTGTGTAGTTTGTACTGATACTTGTCCTAAAGTTGATTCTACGTCTACGCTAAACATTTACTTTCCTATATCCATCTCTAAAAGCATCTTTACGATTATAACCATCAGATTCTAGTGTTAGTCTCTGTAAAGCTTCTTGAAATCTTTTTTCGTAATTAACTAATATATCTGGTTCGCCTTTCATAAAAGTATAAGCCTCTACTAAACTAGAATAAAGCAAAGCTTCTGTAGCATTAGTGCCTAACCAAGATTCACCAGAAGATGCAACAGTAATTGATTCTGGTATATAAAAATAATGTAACTCTACTGTTAAGTTTGCATCTGGTGTTGGTGCTACTATAAAAGTATCATCATCAAACTGTGCATAAAACTTTGGGCTACCTGTTGTACTTGCAGTAGGATAAGCTTCTCTTATAAAACTAACATCTTTATTAAGTAAATAATCATAATTATTACTACTATCTAAAACTGCTAAAGAAAACGGATATAAATAGTCTGAAGGTGTAGATAAATATGGATTACCAGAAGTTAAAGTTCCTGTAACATTTTGTCTAAAATTAGGCAGCTCAACAGATTTAATTATTCTATTTTCTGCTTGTACTATTAATGTTGGTAAATTTGTAACAAAAGTAGACTCAGTATTTTGAGTATAATCTTGTATAGCTGTTTTTAATGTTGTAAATGTCCAACTCATGTTATTACTACCTTAACTTTACCTAACTCTGCTGTGATATCCAAACCCATTGTACTTGAACCAAACTCTGTAACACCCCCTCCAACAGGATCAAAAGCATAATAAGTAGTTGATTCTTTTTCTCCTGTGTCTACTCTAGGGTTATATAAATTTTGTGGATCAACTATATTTAGTTCTCCAAGTTTTAATTGTGGTTGATCTTCATCTAAACATTCATAACAAACTCGCAATCCATTTCGTTTGCTATCAAATATTTCATATTGAAGTTCATTTAACTTATATGTAAAACCACATCTGTCACATTGACCTAATGCTTTTTTACCTCTTGCGTATGCCATTATCTATAAGTTGTTAAATCAGGTACAAACTTTACTGCTGCTCTTTCTCTATCAGCATCACTAACTTCATTCCATAATTCATCATATCGTTGTTTTATCATAGGAACTCTTTGTAAAGACTCAGGAATTTTACAAGCTAAATTGTAAGCAAGTGCATAGGTTAAACAAGGCAAGTATCTTGTTGGCACATCTGCATTATTGCTAGCTACTGTTCCTGCATCTTCAATTTTTTGTATGTAGTCATAAACTAAAGTATATGTATCTGCATCATCTGGTGTTGACCATAATGCAATTTGTAAAGTGCCTGTATTTTTATCTACAAAATATTGAGTGGGTTTTGCTTTATTTAATTTATTAGCTTGATGATTATATTCTGTTCTAGATATTCTATTTAATCTTTGATCAAATTGTTTATCTACATCACCAGCATTGGTTCTAATAAAAGCATCAATAACTTCTATTGCAGAACTATCTAAACTATAACTACTAGTTCCAGAAGATAAACTTACTGTTCCTTGTTCAACAGTCCAAAGATTTAATCCTTTATTTTGCCATTCTAAAAAAACTAAATTCAAAGCACGTTTAGCACCCATAAAGCTATATCCAGAGCGTAACTCTGCTCCAGCTATATCATAAGCTTCTTCCATAATGTCGCTTAAATCTAAATTAAATGTATGAGTACCGCTTGTTGCCATGTTATGTTTTTTTAATCCTAGTTATAGTAATACCAGATTTAGTTTTGCTTACCTTTTTTTTAGATGCAGGTGCTTTTTTTATTTGGTTTCTCATACTAGTTCTTGATATAGCCATAGTATTAACACTTCCATCTTCTACGAGCCTGTCTTATTCTTGAGTTAGGATCGTTTCTTGTTTTAGCCGAACTTTTCTTCAACTGACCTAAAGACCTAGCACAGAAAGATTTTCTGCGTTTTGCAGCTTTACTTCCTTTTTTTACTTTACCTGTTACTGCTGTTTGTAACTTAGAACCTGGATTTGCTTTGCGATATGCAGCAACTCCTTTCTTAGTCATACCAGCACCAGACTTAGTAGGGCGATAGTTTGCACCCTTACCCTTAGTAGTTTTGGGTATAGGGTTTTCTCGTTTTCTTTTGGTCATTAGAACCGTATCTAGCTCTTACCACCTCTAGCCGAGCCTTTAGATGATTTACCACCACCTGCCATGCCTTTACTTCTTTTCTTTTTCATAGCTGGTTCAGTCATACCACCGCCAAACATTCTTTGAACATAATCTCTGTATTGTTCAACTTTAGCTTCTTTACCAACTTCAGTTTTCATACCGCCAGCAGCCCTGTACTTAGAATTTTTTCCACCGCCAGCCATGTATTTAGTTTTTTTACCTGCCATTTTGTCTCCTTATATAAATTAGATAAATATAATACTCCGTTTTACCAGAGTATTATAAATATAGATAATACTACTTTTTCTTAGTAGTTGTTTTTTTTGCTGTAGTTTTTTTCTTAGCTGATGTTTTTTTCTTTGGTTTTTTACCGCCAACATAAGCTTCATTAACGTCAGGAGTAGAAGGATCGTCAGCAACTAATTGCCCTTTATCATTTCTAGCTCTCTCTCCGTTCATTTCAGCACACTTACGTTCTGCATCTTCTAAATCAGGATCAGGACCAAATACAGGTCTATAGATACCATCTTCATCAAGATGTAAAACTTTGTACTGAGGAGGAAACTCACCAGTTTCAGAAATTACATAATCTTTAGTTTTAGCCATAATTAGCTCCTATTAATCAGAATATACTTTAACCATCTCTAATGTAATGGAATAAGTATCTCCTGACGAGTGACCTTTTGTGGTAAATAAAATGTCACCATTTTTACCACTACCTGCATTATTAGGAAGTCCACCAAAATCTGCAAAATCCATGTGTCCATTACTACTTTCAGCTAGTTCCATAAGTAGAACATTTGAAGTAGCATTTAAAAACAATTGAACAGACATACCAACAATAGCATGACTTATTCGCATAACTCTAACTTCAGAACAAGATACACCTGCTGAGTTAGCAGCTAAAGCAGAAACATCTACTTTAGCTACTGCGGATTCGCCTGTGCCATCGCTGACATTGGTAAATTTCATAATACAGTTTCTTTCACCATCAATGATGGTTTGTGAAGTTACTGCATCTGCCATAATTTACTCCTATTAAGATTGGTCAGTAAATGCTGGAGCGTCTGCACCTTCTTGGTTGCCCCAGATATACCAGTTGGTTGAATCTTTAGCTAGTATATTAATTTCAAATAAACCAAAGTCTGTAAGAGTTAATATAGAGTTTGAGTTACCATCTGCATATACAGAAACATTATCTGCGTTAGAATCTAAATGAATAATTCCACCTAAAAAGAAATTTGTATCTGATCCTGTATCAATAATAAGATTTTCTGCTTCTTCTGCTGCACCACCATAAATAAGTTTAAAATAAACTCCTTCTGAAGGTGAAGGTAAGCTTAACGTACAGTTTTGTCCTAATGCAGGAACAACTGATACTCTGCCACCATGAGTTGCTGCTGTTAATGAAATAGCTGCTGAATCAGCTAAAGCTACAGGTGCTACCTGCATTCCTGAACCATCAAGGGTAAAGGATGTAGATATTGCTCCTGTGCTTGAATTTTTAGAAACGACCTTGAAGCCATTTTCGGACCTTACTGGTCCATTAAAAGTTGTGTTTGCCATAATTAAGTCTCCTTAAAAAATCTATCGTCTTGGCTTGTCTGCTAGGTCAGTCGATAGAAAAAATATACCCTAGAATGAAAAAAGGGAGACCCTTACGAGCCTCCCTTAAAGTTCTTACGAACTACCTGGTGATCCAAAGATACCTAGTGGATCAGATACTCCAAAGGAATATCTTTCTCTAGCTTTGTATCTAACATTACCAGTATCAAAGTCACCATCCATAGATGTAGTCATTGGACTTCTGACGAAATGCTTCATGCCATCAGGAACATCAGTAGTGATAAAGAAAGCATTAGTATCAGTTAAATAGTGGTTAACTGAGTAACCTTCTGGAATCACTCCATTAGTTTTGATTGCATTAATGTCATTGTCAGCAGTACCGACTCTGTAGTCACTTTGCAATAGTCTAGTAGCAACAAACTGAAGATCAGATGGTACTATTAGTTTTCTTGGTCTAGCTGCAATTTTAAGACCTCTTTCATCAGTATATTTACCGATTTGAATGATAGCATCTTCTAGAGATGTTTCATTTAAGTCAGCACCTGAAGAAGGTCTGTTGCTGTTAGTTCCACCACTTACAAGTGGGTGAGCTGTGCTAAATAAAGCAACACCATCACCTGAAGAGAAAGTTGTAGAGAATCCATTATTTAATGGAAACGCTGCTTTCACTTGTTTTGTGTAAGCCATTGCACGAGCCAAAGCTTTAGTATATCTACCAGAGAGAGAAACATAGAGGTTATCCTCCATTGCTTCTTCTGTGATTGAATAGCCCATAGCTATTGTTTCGTGTGTGTAACGAGCTACAAAAGACTCTTGTGCAGTATCATAATTGATAGCTGAACCTTCATCTTTTACTGGAGCAGCTCCGAAACCTGATAACTTGAGTTCTTCTTCAAACGATCTTTCAGAATTCTCAGTTACATAAATTTCTTCATGCTCATTCTCGTAGTTATTATATTCCTCTCCAAACAGGGCATTAAGTCCTGGAAGAAGCTGCTTAAGCTCATTAGCTCTTGATATAGCTGCCATAATTGTACTCCTTAACCAATACCTGTTGTGTTGAGCAATTGATGCCCTACGTTAAACATAACAAGCACATCAGTATAACTATCACCTATAGCACTATCAGGTCCGTCAACAAAGTCAACGAGTTTTAATGGTAGTGTATTAGTGGTAGCTGCTGTGCTTCCGTCTACTGCGTTTTTGCTTGTACCGATTGATGTACTTCCAGCAGTTTGAACAACCGCAAAGTTTTTACCAAGATCATCTTGAGTAAGAGCTTCATCTGATTGCATCTGCATAAGTATGAAAGGGTCTGTAGCAACATACGCAACAATATCATCCGCAGCAGTTGAAGCTGGGAAATATTGATTTGGTGTGAATTGACCAGTAGTTGGGTCTGTGTAAGCACAACCAAGGAAAACACCTATAGGTGTACAAGCCGTAGTACCAGTATCCTTTTGGATAGTAGTATTAGGGTTATCGTCTGCCCACTTTACAAAATCACCATAGAATATAGAAGTTCCATAAGCATTTTTAATTTTGTAGTGAGTTACTTTTCCTTGATAAGGGCTTCCAACAATTGTTCCAACAGGTCTAGCTCCGTGAGGAGTTGCACTTGACGACATAATTGTCTCCTTATATTAAATTAATTATTAAAGACTCCTAAGAATCTTTGCCAAAAGTTGTTTTTGAATTACGCTCAAACACTTGTTTGGTCGCCATTCTCCCATCCTGATCTTTAAAGTACACATTATCAACAGATTCGAGTTGCGACTGAGCTAAATTAGCAAAGTGTTCATCTCTTGCTTTCGCTTTTTCTGCTGGCATCTTGCACAATAATTGTCCACCTATTTCTACATTACCTTTTTTTGCCCACTCTGAGTTATGATCCATCATGTGAATTTGCAATTCAGGATGATCTTGCAGTTCACATGGTATCCATCCCTCTCGAAAACGTCTTGATACATTAGGATTATCAGATTGTCCTAAAAGGGCAGTTCTAATATACCTAAATACCCAGCCTTCTTGTGGATTCGGTGTAGGTAGGTTTGACACATTTTCCCAATCTTGTGTGTGTTGGGTAGCCTCTCGGCTTTCTGTTCCCCTTGGGGTACGCTCTTGGTCTACAGGAGTATCAGTAGAAACTGCCTCCACTTCATTAGTGTTATTATTTTCTTCTGACATTTAAGCCTCCTTCAATAATTGATTTGCGTATTGCTCAGGACTAATTCCAAGTTGGCGAGCTAGCTTAACTTGTGTCTGAGTAAGACGTATTTGCGTGGGTTTTTTGTTTCCGCTATCCCTCGTTGCGGATGCAACAACTGTTGATGGTTGTCGTTTTGGTGCTTCTTCTTCTTGAGATACTTCTACCTCTGGAGTTGAAGTTGCACCGAAAAAGGTTGGAAATTGATTACGCATAGCTTTATCAACTTCATCATAATATTCTTGTGACTTAGCAGCAGGGTCAATCCCTTTTGCTTGTAAACTTTGATCTACATACATTGCATAAGATGTCATCTCTTTATGTACAGGTTCACTACCCATAAACCAAGGATTTTTTTGTGCCCATGCTTGCATATCAGGATCAGGTTGAGCAGCTTGTATTTGAGTCTGCGGTAAATTCTGTGCTATTTGTTGTTGAAGAGTTGCAGCCATATTAGGTGATTGTTGTTCAGCCAATGTAGCTTTTGACAATAACTCTTGTGCTTTTGTCATTTCTTCAGCATTACCTTCTTCGTAAGCTTTTTTAAATTGTTCTTGAGCATTTTGTTTAGCCCATAAAGCATTATTATGTGCTTGTTTATTTAAGACTTCTGCACCTTGATCTACCATAGCTTGTAGTCTTTGGTTTTCAGCCATAAGTGTTTGTAATCTTTGAACAGCTTCAGCAGACTCTCTAGTGGCTGCTTCTTTAGCTCTACGTTCTTCGTGATACTCGTATTTAATTTTAGCTATTCTTTCACCAGCTCTTTTACTGTAATCAGATATTTCTTTATCTAGAGTTTCATCATCTACATCTGGTGAAGAGTCTTCTGCTTTAGCGGGTCTACGATCTTCTTCTGGAGTATCATCAATAACCTCTACTTCTAATCCTTCAGGTATCTGGTTATCTATTTCTGTTTGTTTACCAAAAAATTTATCCTCTGTTGATTGAGGAACAGTTTCTGGAATATTCGGTTCTTCGTTTATTATTTCGGTATCACTCATGCTCTAACTACTCCTGTAGGATCATCAACTACTGCTTCCACAGTATCGTCATTAATTAAACGAAACTCTTGTCCATACATTTTCATGCGAGTGCCTGAGTAACCACGAAAGACTACCCAATCACCAACTTTACACCAAGGTCCACTCGGAAATCTTTTGGTGTCGTTATAGCATTCAGGTCCTAGCTTCATAACATATCCGCAAATGTTACTTACTTCTTCATCTCTAATAGTTTGAGATGCTTTAACAATACCGCCATCAGTTTTTTCTTCTGCTTTAGGCATAGCTACTAATATTCTCCAACCTGCGGGTTCTGGTAATTGAGACTTAGTTTCTTTGCTTATATCAGGTGCTTTTACGCTTTCTGGTTCTGGTATTTTTACTTCTGCTTTACTCATATTATTTGCACGACTTAAGGAGTCGAGTTCCTATTCTGTGAGAACCTTTTCGACATAATCTAGAAGTTCTCGCTCTGCAAGGGCTAAACCCTCGATAATGCCAGTCATCTTCTGATAGTCGTTGTAATCTTTACAAGCTCCAGAAGCTATATGATCGGCATGTTCATTCATCATACCACGCAGCTTTATCTTCAGATGTTCTGAGAGTGATAGCTGTGTGATATCATTATTCATTCGTAGTGATATCTTTCACTATATCTTTTGCCATGTCAAGACCAAGTTTATATTCTTCTAAAGCTTGTTTTTTATCATCTTGAGCATTTTCTAGCAAATCGCTAGCAGTTTGCTGACCTATTCTGGCTCCAGCTATTTCTGCTTGTGTAGATATCCTTTCACGTTCTATTTCATCTCTATTGGCTGCTTTCGCTGCCTCTAGCTGAATTTTAGCTTGACCCTCTTGTGCTTTACGTTGTAACTCACCTTCTTTAATAGCCACTTCTCTTTCTTTCATTTGAATAAGTGGGTCTTGCCTTTGTTGTTCAATTCTTTCCTGTTCAGCTCTTTGTTGTGATGTACCAAGAACTCTTTGTGCTGCTTCAGCTACTAGGGCTGAAATACGCTTCTCAACATCTGCTGGTAATGGCTCACCTTCTGGTGGAAGCTCAACACCCATCTCTTCTTCAACTTGTTTTCTAAACTGCATTGTAAGATGTTGATTTACATAATCAGAAGCTGCTGCAAGTATAGTAGGAGCTTTTGGACTTTGCTGAACTACTTCCATTATTTCAGGATTCTGTTGAGCAGAAGCTACTGTAGCTATATGAGCCTCATGGTCTTGTTCTATAAACGCTTTAACAGGTTTACCATTAATTAAGTTTTGTACTGCTGTTACAGGATCAACTGGTTTAATATCATCTGTATCAGGAACAATAGCATCTACATCTTCTATACCTAATACTTCAAGCATTTGTCTGTGAAGTTCTGGTAAGTTATACATCTCAGGAGATGATTGTGCCAATTGCATTGCAGCTTGATACTGCATAATTCTTTGAGCCATTGTTGCTGCATTTGGATCAGATACAGGCAATATATCTACTCTGTTATCAAAGTCTGATCCTTTAATAAACTCTTCATCATCCATTTCATATGGGTAAGAAGGCTCAGTAAAGTCTTTAACTATACCTACTAAAATATCAAACTCTTTTCTCATAGAAGCATGAAGTCTAGCTTGTACTGCACTCATAACTTTTTGATTACGTTCCAGTAAAGCAAGTGTAGTACCTACAGGTGCTTGGTTGTTCATATCAGATATCTTCATATCAGATATGCTGGCAAATCTTCTACCTTCTTCAACTATGTTTTGTAAAAGTTGATATAGAGTTCCTGATGGTTCTTTGTATGGTAAAAACGTAATATTGTCTCTAATAGCACCACCAGGTACATCTACATCTCTAAACTCTCCAGGCATGATTGGGGTATCATCACCTTTAATACGCAGTCCTCGTGCTTTGAGTCCTCCAGGGAGATTAGATAGTGTTCCTGCATCTACAAGTTGTCTAAGGATAGATGTAGCTGATTTAGCTAAACCACCTACCATATGTATTAAACCAAACCCATAAAATCCTAAACCTGGTAAGTATTGATAATGAACAAAGTGCATTCTTCTAAGTTTGTTTGCATCATCTTCGTAATAGTTTCTACGAATACTTAATATAATTCCACTTGGATAATCTATTGTTACAACATAGGGTATAGCTATACCTGTTTGTTCACCTTGACCATTAGTATCTTCAAACCCTTCTAGGTCTAAATCTACTTGCATTTCTAATATAGTATGGCTCTGATCGTAGCTATAAGTATCTTGTTCTCCTGTTATATCATTATATTTTTTAGTTATATCAGAAGTATTCTGTGATCCAGCAGGTAGTTCTATATCTCTATAGAATCCATTAACTTGCATTTTTCTAACAGAATTAGAAGACTTACGCATTACATGAGTAGCACGTTCACAAGTCTCTAAATCACTAGCACCATAATTAACTACAACATCTTCTGCTGGTACAAATATAGAACTAGGTCTATCTAAACTAGGATCAAAGTAAACTTTACGAAAGGCTGAACCAGCAAGAGGTAATGAAAATAACATCTTTTCTGTTTCAGTTCTGTATTCTGACATTTCATATGTCAATAAATAATTTAGATAATCTTGTACTCTTTGTGCTTGTTTTGTTTTTTCATCAGTAATCTTGCCAACAATTTTAGTTCTCACAGGTCCTTGAGCTGGAAACATTTCCGTAATTGATTGTGACTGGAAACGAATAACGGCTTCTGAAAGCATTGGGTGAAATACTCCACAAGCACCAGCCCAAGGTTGTGTTCTTTCTTCTATCTTTAATCCTAGTT